ATCCCTCATCGTTCTCGATCATGCGCTGAACTTTCTGGACACCATGCAGCACTGTCGTATGGTCCCGGTTGAAGCTGCGGGCTATCATTGGATACGACTTCAGCAACGAGAACCGAGCCACATACCATGCGATCTTTCTTGCATAGGCAACTTTGCGGGGCCTCCGCTCGCTGTAGAGATCAACGAGCGGCACACCGACAACCTCACTCACGACTTTAGCTACGGCACTTATCTTCGGTAGCTTTGTTATATTTACAGTAGTCACAGCTCACCTCTTAGAATGGCATTGAATCGTCGATGGCTTCCGCTGGGGATTCTTCTTTGGCTTCTGGCCGTGTGAGAATGTCGATCTCACCATTGAAGGCAGAGACATTCACCTCAAAGACAGTCTTCTCTTGACCGTCCTTCGTATAGGATCGCTTCTCTAACGTGCCGTCCACATAGACCTTGCTCCCTGCGGCGGCAAAGGCTTCGAGTCTTTCGGCTGTCCGTTCATTCCAACAGGTCACATCAACCCACATGGTTGACTTCTCTTTGTTGGAATACTTTTGGATAGCGACAGAAAACCTTGCGAATTTTTTGCCGTTAGCCGTGGTCTTGATTTCTGGTGCGCGGCCAATGTTGCCGACGAGAATAACTTTAGCGACCATGATAGTTCTCCTTACTTGGTGATTTCTTTACGACGAGCAGCGAATGTCTGCCGAAGCTTTGCTAGTTCTGCGGCTGATACTGCGGTCGAATGTTTCTTGATTTCTTCGGCTGCATTATCGAGTGAGGCCTCATCATTGGCGAGGCTGATTGCTGTCTCCAATGCGACCACGATAGGGTTGGTGAACGTGACGTTCTGATCTTCGTCTGGGTCATCGCCGGATTCAAGGCCGAGTGCTTTGAGAAGCGCATACTTCACGGCGTAGGACATCGCTTTGCCGGGGCCTTTGTCCTGATCGTCAATGCCATAGCCGAATGACGGCACATCAATGCAGTCAGATGGATTGTCCACATTGGCGAAGCGGATGACCATCGTGCAGTCAGTCCGGTTGCCGGTCTGTCCATTTGTTAGCTGCACTGGATAGTAGATCACGCCAACTTCAAGAAGAGCAGGGCGAACCTTTGCGGTGACGGCATCATGGCTCACGATGCTGTAGCGCATACCCTGTTTACGTTCTTTCTGCACATAAGACACCTTGTGCATAGCTGCCGCTATACGTTGGTGAACATTTTTCACTTCATCCATGGCAATTAATCCTTCTCCGATGCGACCGCCAACGGTCATATTGATTGTCTGATGGTGTGCCGACATACAGATGATCTGGGTTTACGCAGATTTTATTATCGCACCGATGGCACACATAATATCCATCAGGTATTTCTCTTCCGCTTAGCTCGACGCTAACTCGATGAGCATATACAAACTTTGATTGCTCATTTCGTATTGTGCCATATCCGTTGTGCAACATTGTGCTTATCCATAGCCAACACCCTGAGTTTGGTTCTGGGATATACTTAGTGGCGAATCTTTCTTTCAGACTTGTTCTGGTGCGGCCTAAACGCGGTCCGTTGTGAACACCTTTAGGCATGAGTCACCTTCTGCATAGCGGCAGACAGGCGCTGATGTAGGTTAAGCTCACTCATTGTATTCCCCATATTGGTTGTCATATTCTTCGGCGGGTCCGTTCTGGACATCATCAACGATGTCATCATTGTCATTGGCGATGCGCTCGCGCTCATCTTCTTGCTCGCCAAGCTCTATGTCATGCTGCTCGATAGCCGTTAAGGCGGCATCGGCACGGCGCAGAAGCACGATGTCTGGGCATCGAAGCATCACAAGCTGGGCTAGTTCTTCCAGCATATTGATTGCGTCATTAGTTTGCAGGAGCTTCGACACGGCTCACTCCTTAGCTGCACGGATCGAGACGCGACCACGGCTGTCACGCTTGGCAACAACACCATGACCATAGGCTTCACCGACATCATCGCCAACGGCTGACCGAAGATCGTCTTTGGCTTGGTCGAAGGCTTTGGCTGCGGCCTGATTAGCAATGAAGCGAGCTGCTGCATCCGTCCAGAGATTGTCCTTAGTCATGTCGGCAACCCGATAGCCATCAACCTTAACGGCCTCTGCCATCTTGTTGACGCGGGCCAGTTCACCGAAAGGAGTTTGCTCTGGTGCCTCACGTTCTTTGACATGCCACCAGAACGATTGCTCCATCTGGATCAGGTTCTCGATGTAGTCATCATCGCGCTCGACTTCGCAGTAGCGAGGCTCATCATTGCCGGGGATGATCGAGAAGTAGCAGGACTTGGTATTGGTCACTGCCATGTAGTGTTGTAGCTGCGGCATATAGAAGCGGGACTTCTCCCACACTGATGCGCCAGAGCGAGTGTGCTTTAGCTCTACGAATGTCTTGTGCTTTGGAATCCAGCGGTCGAGATGGGCATACATCCATTCATGGTCAGGATGCAGGAGCGTATCGGTGAGGATTGTGACCTCTGTGCCTAGCATCTTGGCGAACCAATCAGCATGGAATGGTTCTGTATAGACGCCGAGCTGGACCTTGAAGACACCGCTCAGGTCTTCTGACTGGCGGTTGCCAACCTTCTCTTCATAGAGACGGACCCAATCGCCAGCCATGATTCGCATGGCATCGCTGCCACCGATACCCACGCTGCGATCAAAGGGTTGCTCTGTTTGTAGGGCTGCGGCCTGTCCAGCCAGCATCACGCCGAGCATATTACCGAGACTATTCATGGCTTACCTCTCTGTTAGCCGTTGCATTATCAACATATTTGTTGCCCGCAATGGTTGTCAACCAAAAAGTTTGTAGCTAATACAAAAAAATGCGAGGTGAGAAATGAACGCAAGCGACCTGTTAATATCTTTAGGCGGCATTCGCCATTGTGCTGAAGAATGGAACGTCTCGTTCTTTAGTCTGAGGCAAGCGGCCTATCGGAATAAGCTGCCGGTGAAACTGTGGCCGAGGATTCTTGATAGCTGCAAGAAGAAGGGCGTGCCGTGGTCGGCAGAAGATTTGATGTGGCTCTGGATTCGCGGGAAGCAATGAGCTATGCTTCGGTCTGTAGGGTTCCTCTCTCTCCCTCAGCACCTAGGCCCATCACGTCCCCCGTGGTGGGTCTTTTTTTGAGGTGCCAATGATAACCTTTACCATCCCCGGCGAGATCAAGGGCAAGCAGCGGCCTCGTGTGACACGGACCGGCCATGTCTATACGCCTAGCCAAACCCGACAGGCTGAGGCTGACATTGCCAAGATTGCCAAGGCTGCGATGGGTTACAAGCCACCGATGGCTGAGCCTGTGTCGCTGAATATCATGGTGATAACAGAGCCGCCGCGATCTATTACCAAGGCCAAGCGTGAGCTGATGCTGGCGGGTGTTGAAAGACCAGCCAAGAAGCCGGACCTTGATAACGTGGTCAAGCTGATAAGCGATGCGCTGAATGGGATTGTCTTTGAAGATGACCGTCAGGTGGTCGAGCTATGGGTGGTCAAGCGATACGGTGAGGAAGCAAAGGCTGTAGTTTCTGTGGATTATGTTGCGAAACAATCCGCATAGTATTAGAAAAGAAATGGGCCAGCGAAGCGACGAACTTCAACTGGCCCGATAACCAACGATCAGGGCGTTGGCAGATACGGGTTTCTTATATCCGTTGTTTGCCTCCGCTGCAATAGGAGGCTTCTCATGTCGATACCTTATATGCCCATGTACTGGGGCGATTATCTAGGCGACACCCAGCATCTGACTGCCATTGAGCATGGCGGCTATCTGTTATTGATCGCGCACTATTGGCGCACGGGTGGCATCCCATCCGATGAGATCAAGCTGGCTCGCATCTGCCGCATGACAACTAAAGAATGGAACCGCCATGGCAGTACGATCATGGAGTTTTTTTCGGATGGAAAGCACAGCCGGATTGATGCTGAGCTAGAGAAAGTAGCGCAGAAAACTGAGAAGATGAGACGCTCTGCTCAGAAAAGATGGAACGCTGAGCCAGAGCCTAAGCCATTGGAATCATTGGAGTCGGATGATGCAAAAGCATTGCCGATGCAGAGCCGAAGCAATGATAACCAGAACCAGAACCAGAACCATAATAAAAATAATAATAGCCGCTCGACTTCGCTCGCTGGCTTTGATGATTTTTGGAAGGTGTATCCCCGCAAGGTGGCAAAGGGTTCTGCCGTTAAAGCTTGGCGGTCTGCTATTAAGAAGGCTCCACCCGATGAGATCACAAGTGCTGCCGGAAAGTACAAATGGCCGGATGACCCTAAGTTTATTCCGCACCCTGCAACATGGCTGAACGCCGAGAGGTGGGCGGACGTTGAAGGAACGCCGAAGCCCTCGTTTGTTTCGACGTATAGACCACCGCCACCACCGCCACCGCCAGCCCCTGAGATGTCGCCCGAACACCGAGCCAAGATGGCCGCGAGGTTCAACGATCTGCTGGCCTCACTTGGCAAGAGCAAGGGAATGTAGTTTCGGGCCGCTAGTTTGGTGGCCGTGTTCGATTGGTCGGGAATATCATGGCCGATTAAAGGGCCGCAGAGCGCCGCTAGATAGGCCGCGCTTGGCCTCTAGGTAGGGTAGTACCGGACAAAAAGAAAGGCCCTTGGTAGGGCCTCTCTCTCGATCCTAGAAACTTATCCAGAGCCACCCGAACAGGGCGAGGCATAGCAGATAGAATAGGGCCATGCCTATCAAGGGCCAGACGTCTTCATCGTGAATCATGGGGCGCGACCTCGCCAAGCTCTTTTAGAATGTTCTCCCGCTCTTCATCCGATAGGGTGCGGCGTTGAACGATAGCAGGGAAGGTGCCGTCTGGCTCTGCCTCGCTGGCCTTGGGATATCCATCCCTAACCCGTGCCGTGATGTCATCAAAGCGCATGGATAGAAGTGCGAGGAACGAATCAGCCTCTCTCGCTTGCTTGTCAAAGAATAGACGGGCCTCGTTTTTGACTGCCTCAATATCGGATAGGAGCAGATGCTCTGTCCGGCTTTGCTCGTTAGCTAGTTGGTTAATGATCGCGTCAAGATTCCGCATAGTCTCTCTCCGTTATGGGATTAGGTTTTCAAGAATGATCGCGCCGCATACGGCATAGAAGAGTGCCACCAATAGGCTGTAAGGTACGGTCATGGGTTCAGACTCCAATGCAAGCAATGGCGCTGCTGTTTTTGGTTCGGATGATATAGCAATGCAGTCCAGCCCTGCTGACTCTGAACTGGTCAGGATTGTTGCGATAGTATTTCAACATGGCAGCAAGCTTCCCCCGCCTTTCGTATGTGGCGAATTGAGGCTGGTCAACAAACCAGAATTGAAAGCGTGGCTTGTGAGGCTCAATAGCATCTTGTCTTTTACTGCTGATGATTGTTTGAGTTGAATACGACATAGGCTCTCTCTTTTGTGGACGTTGAAGGAGTGGGGGGATCGCTCCCCCCTGTTTCGTTAGGCCGCTAGTTTTTCGTCTTTGATTGCCAGTGAGCGAAGGTATTCGACGGAGGCACTGGCCTTGCTTGCGGCAGTGATGAACGCGCGGGGATCATCCTTCAAAAGCTTGATCCAATTCTGAACATAGGCCGCGTGCTGAGTAACGGCATCGAACCCAAACTCAGCGCACATAAAGGCCGCGCCAAGCTCTGCTACTAGCTCCTCTGCCGCATAGGCTTGATCGCCAAAACGCTTGCCAAACTGGCGATTGCAGCGTGTCTCATGGCCGGACCAGTGAACAAGCTCATGCAAGGCCGTGGCGTAGTAGCCATTCGAATCGGTGAAGGTCGAGAAGGGCGGGAGCATGATGAAATCGCCCTTGTGATTGTAGTACGCGCGGCCTTCACCATGGCGCAGGTCTGCTAGGGTGTCTTTCAAAAACGCCTCGCACAGAGTGTCGCGCTCGCCCTTGTTTATCTCAACGGGTTTTTCGTGAAGGTGATCGAGGCCGTCACACTGCTCGAGAGCGAAAACTGCATAGGACTTCAGGAACGGGATCCGGTCCTTCTCGCCCTTCTCGTTCTCTTTCTCGAATGTTGAAGCGTAGATGATCGAGGTGGATTTTTCGCCCTTGCGAACATTGCCGCCAGCCTCGCTTGCTTGCTTGTATGTGAGCCAGCGATTCGACGCGTAGCCCTTAGCGTCAGCGGCTATCCACAACAGGGCGACATTCGCCCCTGAATAGGCACGCTGTGAGATAGCATTGCGAGGCATTGAGCCGGAGCCAAGGCTTGACCAAGGCTTAATCCATGGAAGCTCGCCTGTTTCCATGGCGGCTAGAATACGATCTGACACTTCCTTGTGAATGTTACGCATGGTTAGGTTCTCTCTCTGTTTGGTTGATTAGTCTGCAAGAACCGTTTCGCCGGTCAGCGGGTCAATCATGACCGTCACAAGCTCGATTGCGTAATGCTCAGGCGAATAGCCTTCATCCTGCATCTTGTCAGAGAAGTAGTTAACGATTTGGCCGTCTGAGTTATGGCCAAGAACAAACAAGCCTGAATGTGCAAAGTGACCGAATCGCTCGATGTGCTCTGCCTTGGTGCGGGTGACTGTGGCCTTGCGGTAAAGTTTGGTCATTTCTCTCTCTCCGTTTGCAGGGTGCGAATCACCCTTGTGAGAGTAGAAAATAGGAAAACGTAAAAAGGTTCAACAAAAATGTTGAGGCTTTCAATCAATTCAGTCTTATTTTATAGCTAACCCTATGACAAA